CCTGACTGCTCTATCAGCTTTACATCTACGCTACTATAATAATATGTTTGAGAGTACACATCAAATCATGGTTAAAAGACATTCTGATGTAATAATTGTGGGCGGTGGAGCATCCGGCTGTGCAGCTGCTTATTATTTGGCGCTTGCTGGTGTGGATGTCGCACTTTTGGAACAATTTGATCTAAATACACAAGCCTCTGGGAGGAATGCTGGAAGTCTGCATGGACAAATCCAATTTGAACCATTTGATGAACTAGGAGATGAGTGGGCAAAAAAATTTTTACCCGGGCTTGATTTTTTAGCAGAGTCATTAAAGATTTGGAAAAATCTATCAAAGCAACTGGACACTGATTTAGAGGTTGGCGGTAGTGGTGGTTTGATGGTGGCTCAAACTGCATCTGATATGAAAGCGCTGGCTAGAAAAGTAGCACTTGAAAATGAGATTGGTATCAAGTCACGCTTGATTGATCGTACTGAACTAAATGAAAAAGCTCCGTACATCTCTAAAAATATGTTGGGGGCTGCATATTGCCCTATTGAAGGGAAAGCAAATCCCCTGATAACGGCACCTGCATTTGCTGCGCGAGCTCAAGATTTAGGAGCCAGTATTTTTACTGGTGTTGAAGTTTTTGAAATTTTAAAAGAACCGAATTGGATAAGGGGGATTACCCCTTTTCACCAGGTTTTGGTATGAATAGACCAGGTCAACCAAAATACACAGGGAACAAAAACGCATCAGGTGGATTAAGAGATAGTATTGAATTTCAGGTAGTAGGTGATGAAAAAAGTGGATGGGGTATTGAACTTTATATGAACAACTATTGGAGGTATGTTAACGATGGTGTATCCCCATCAAAAAAATATCCATCAAGTGGTTACATAAGTGGTGGGGGAACAAGTCCGTTCATTAGTTCTTTAGTTCAATGGTTCAGTGATAAATTAGGTATCACAGGTAAAGAAGCATTGGGTAGAGCGTTTGGAGCCAGATATAATATTTGGAGATATGGGGTAGCCCCATCATATTTTTATTCAAACGCATTGGAAGAAATTATACCAGAAATGGAAGAACAATTTGGAGACCAATACTTTGAAATATTACAACAAATAATTACAAGCAGAGTGATAAAAGACATAGTATGAGTATAACGATTAATCAACAACCTTTAGGATTAACCCCTTCAAATGCGTATCATATTTACAACGCATCTTCAACCCTAACAGGACAAACAGATTTTAGGTATGTGTTTGATGTATGGGTAAACCCATTTCAATCTACAGCAGTAAAATTAGCCCGACTAAAAGTTCAACCAAATACAAGTGGTAGGGGTATAATCAATATTGAAACCATACTACAATCTTGGGTAGTTGGAAACGCAAGAAGTGAATACCCCCAAGTAATATCAGGGGGCACTAATTCATCAGTTACAATACCAACAGGATTTATTGCCAACAACTACAATTTTAGTTTTTCCAACGCATTTAATACCAATTCAAACTATGAATTACAACCCCATATTTTGGATTACAGAGTGTTAGTAGGTGAGCAGTATAGTGTATCAGGTGTAACGACTTTATCTATCCCCACAAACCCTTCTTTACCCACATCAACTTTTTCTACATCAGGTTCAACACAAGCATCCACTTATTCGGGAACACCAAATACAATTAACTGGTCTAACGCTGGTTCAAACGCAAGGAACTATTCAAGTGGTATTACACAGGGGGTTACTTTTACACACACGCAGTCAGGTGGAACATTAATACAATCAGGTTCAACAACAGGTACAAGTGGTTCATACTTAGCATCCGTATCCCCATCCACAGGTGATTACTTTGTAGTCACTGAAAAATATAGTGGGGTTCAATTTGTTTGGAGATGGAATGTTGACAACACAGGTTGGACATTACTTTCAACAGTATACCCAAATAACGCAGCGAGCATTTATCAACCAACAGATATTACTATTTGGCCTGGCGTTCAGGATGTTAATAAAAATTGGAATTATTACCAAACACTTTCATCACAGTCAACAAACCCTAATGGTTTAGATAACCACCAATATTGGGAAGCATATCAATTCAAATTATTACCATATTCACAGTTAAATAGTTATACACCTGGTAGATTTTTACAACCCTTTGGACCTGAAATAGAACAATCGGTTTTGAACGATGCTGTAACACAAGAGTTTTTCAGTGCGGAAACAAGGTATAGATGGTATCACCCTGATTGTCCATTATTAGTTTCAAATATCATAGGTCAAAACCAACTTTACAATAATCCAATATCGGGGGTTACTGTATCTTTTAGAATACCAAATCAACAATTTTTAGATGTTAGTTATTTACCTACAAGTTCAGGGGTTACACCATTGGATACTTCAGTTTACCAAGACCCTAAAACAAGAATTGGTTATTGGAATTTACACCCCCTATTCAAGGATATTCAATCACTTTACGCTGAAGATTTTACAGACATTTTTGTGAACCCTTATGGAACAGGAGACGAACTTTCAATAACTGGTAGTGGTGTTGGTGAGATTGTAAGATACAAAATATTACCTGCTAATTGTTTGAGTGACCCTATACATTTCTTTTACCTTACAAGAAGTGGTAGTTGGGATACATATACTTTTGACAGAAAAAATGTTAGAAAACTGAACCAGAAAAAAGATACATATTCACAAGGGGGTATTAGAAATAACTCTATATTCAATCCATTTGATAACACCCAAAGAAAAGTAATATATGACAATGATTTAATTGAAACAGTTACGGCTCAAACGAATTGGGTAGACCCTAATGAAACCCCCATTATAGAAGAGATTTTTAATTCAACAAGAGTTTATATTATTAAGGACTATAGTTTCAATTATGATGTATCAATACCGTATCAACCTTACTTAATTCCTATTAATATTTTAGACAATTCATTTGAAGAGTTTACTGGTAGGTATGGTAAAGTATTTCAATACACTTTCAACTTTGAATATAATCCTTTCCAAATGTATAGAACCAATTTGTAATGCTTCAATTAAGAGTAATATTAGACGGAACAATAGATTTTGTAGACCTGTATGGGGATGAAGGTATTAATTTCAATTATTCATTCGCAGAGATACAGGATATAACAAAGAAAAATTCTAATTTTTCACAGAGTTTTTCTGTACCAGGTTCAAAGAAAAATAACCAAATCTTTAACCATTTTTATGACTTAAATAGTGTCAATCTTGACTATGATGTTAGAAGGGCTATTGACGCTACTTTGGTGTTTCAGGGACAAGAGATTTTTCAGGGATACATAAGGCTTAATAGTGTAACCACACAAAAAAGAAAGATAGTTTACAACATCACTTTCTATGCTAATGTCGGTAAAGCAATTACAAACATTGGGGATAAGTTTTTGTTTGATTTGAACTATAGTGATTTGGCACACCCCTACAATGAACAAGTAATATTAGACAGTTTATATGATACTGACTTTAGTGGTGGAACTGAACCATATAATGATGGTAGGGTCTATTTCTTATTAGCCCAATACGGATATGAATATGATGACAACGGAAATGTTCAAACAAGTTCAACCCCCATTATTGATTATAGAAACGGAATTGAACCTGGTTATTTTGACAGTATCAGTACACCCTTAAGATATTACTACCTAAAGCCAGCAATCCAAATTAAATGGATGTATGAACAAATTTTCTATGAGGCTGGTTTTGATATTAATAGTGATTTTTTTAATACCGCATATTTTGAAAGGTTCTTTTTACCCTTAACATTTAATAAAGATAGTTTGTATCTTTCACAAGCCGTTAAACCCTGTTTCGCTTTTGATAACGACAACCAATCGGGGGGTACACAAATTAATCTATCGGCTGTCACTTGGCAAGGAGCACCATTTACAGGTGTAACTCAAAACCTTTATAGGGTAGAACAATTACCAGAAACTTGTAATAATATAAATGCTCACCAATTTAGTAACTATACTTTTAGAGTTGAAAGCGATGGTTTCTACAGGATTAAATTTACTGCTAAAGGTTTCAACAGTGAGCAGTATAGGGATAGTATAAATTTAGATGCTCTTTACAGAATTAACCTAAATGAAATTGTGACAGGTCCAAATGGTCTATCTGGTTCAACAATATTCGCATACCCAAGTATCAATACTTATTCAACACTTGGTGCTGGTTTTTCTTTTCAAGCAGGTAGAGTTTTTACAGTATATCTTTCAAGTTTGTATGATTATTCTTGGGATTTAGATATTGACCAGGGAATTGGAACAGCAATTTTTACACAATTCGGTATGGAAATACTTGATGGTCCAAGATTTATTCTTGGTAATGTAGATTACAAGCAGGAATTTCCCCCTGATGAAATAAAACAAATTGACTTTATTACTTCAATAAATAAAGCATTCAATCTTATTGTTGTAGAAGACAAGACAAAAGAAAATACCTTTAGAGTTGAACCATTAATTGATTTTATTGGTAAGGGGGAAACATTAGATTGGACTTACAAAGTTGATAGAGATAGTAACATACAACTTGAACCAACAACCAATATATTCAACGGAACATTAAATTACTTAAATTCACTTGACAGAGATTACGGTAATAACGAGTTTAATAAACGCTCTAATAAGATTTTTGGAACAAGACAAATTAACCTTGACCAGGACTTTAAGAACAATGATATAACTTTTAATTTTATTACAGGAAACAGGGTTGATATAACTTTGAATAACCTGTCAGTCCCAAATGTAACAATACCTGTTTATTTTGTGACTATTGAAAATGACAATGAAGGAATTGTTGAGTTATCTTTTAATGCGAGAAAAACTTTACCTAATTTGTCTTTTAGGGGATTAAACTTACCTGCTAAAAATGTAGGGTTTATTAACGCAAGTGGAACTACAACTGTTAATAATTTTTACCTTGAGCAGAACCTTGTTAATATGTTTCCAATATCAAATAGATATACAACATATCCATTTGGTATAACTGGTTTTACACACGCTATCAACTTTGACAAAAGAGACAGGTTTGATTTGGTTGAGTATGACTTTACACAGAGTGAAGATTTTTATGACATTTACTATAATGAGTATAAAGAAGATTTAACCAATGAAGAAAATAGAGTTTACAGAGCGGTGGTATATCTAACCCCCCAAGAAATTCAAAACCTTGTTGGTAACGAAAAAATCTTAATTGACAATACCCCTTTCCGTATTAATAAAATTACGAATTATTCATTATTGAAACCATCAAAAGCCAATGTTGAATTAATTAAGTTGACTGTAGATTATAGCCCCCATAGAAAAAAATGTTACACCTTAACTGCTTGTGATGACCCTGCGGATATTATTTATACAAACACTGACTTAAATTATACCATTTGGGCTTATGTAGGTAAGAAGGTAAAAATTGGGGAATTTTGTTATGAGATTGAAGAAGTAACCTGTGATGATAGTTACCCCTATGAAAGAATAGAAGTACCTTTTCAAAACAATAGTTTTATTCCTTTGTTTTATGACGATTGTGACTGTTTAATACCGATAGATGATGTTGATATTACCAATGACTTTGTAACCCCACCAGTCCCTACGCCCACACCTTCATCAGGTTCAACTTTCTACTATTACATTATTGAAAGTTGTGAGATAGCAGAACAAGCACTTATTCGTTCAACCATATTACTTCAAATCGGTAGTGGTATATTTTATAGAGGTGAGTGTTGGTTTGTATTCGCTCAAACAAGTTTGGTTAATACCAATGACTATTTCGGTCCTTATTTTGACGACTGTGTTGATTGTATTAATAATCCGCCAACACCAACCCCCACGGCATCCATAACACCAACACCCACGCCCACAACATTGGGTTGTCCTTGTATAGAATATTTGGTTGAAAATAGAGAAGCATTTTCTACAAATGTTGATTATACAGATTGTTATGGAATACCACAAACAATAACTTTATTACCTGATTTTTCAATTAACATTTGTTGTTGTGAAGGCACTATAACAAGTGATTGGGGAACAATAAGTGAACTTGGACCTGATGCTTGTCAACCTGTTCCAACACAAACATTAACACCATCGGTAACAAGCACACCAAACCCAACTCCTACCCCAACCAAAACACCTGGTTTACCAACACCAACCCCGTCTGTAACCCCTACTTGTGGATTTAAGTTATGGGTAATTCAGGTATGTAATTTCACTTGTGTTGGTGGTATATGTGCTTGTGAGGATAGCACAACAGAAATAGTTTACACAAAATGTAATGTGACTGACTTGACTGACCAATTCACAGAAATATATGATACACCAAATCTTATTTCACCTTGGCTTGGTGATTTTCAAAGAAACGGAAGTATATGGAACAGTTATGGTTCAGGTGTAAGTTTGGTTTGTAATATTGGAGGACCTTGTTAATAATATTTCATAATAGGATATGGCACAAAAAGAATTAGTTTTCAAAGTAAAAGTAGTCAACGAAAGCGGGGACATTGTAGAACAAACCGCTAAGTCGTTTGAGGACTTAAATAAGTCAGCATCGTCCCTGAAAAAGGAATTAGAAAAAAGTGACTTGGGTAGTGAGAAATTTAACAAACTACAAAAGGAACTTAAGAATACTGAAGGGGCTATAGAAAGCGCTAAAAATAAAACAACCCCCCTATTACAAAGGTTCAGTGAAATGCCAGGTCTTCTTGGAACTGTATCACAATCTTTACAGGGTTTAGGTCAGGGGTTCAAGGCTTTAATTGCTAACCCTGTAGGTGCTGTCATAGCGGCTATCGCTGTAGTGTTTGGCGTGTTGTATAAGGCGTTAACTCGTACCGATGAAGGTATGGATAAGGTCAACCGAATAATGGCTAAATTTGGGGCTATTTTAGACCCCGTTATGGAGGCTATTGGTGCGGCTGCGTTATTGATTGCTGACTTTGTTGAAACAGCACTTGACGGGTTCACATCTTTAATTCAACTTATACCAGGTATGGGTGAAGAGATGAAGGCTGCGGCTGAAGAGGGGGGTAGATTGGCGGATGAACTTGATAGTATCCAAGAAGCGGAAAGAGACCTTGCTGTGGCTCGTAGTGAACAAAACAAACAACTCGCTAAGGCAAGGGAATTATTAAGTGATAGTAATGCGTCATTAGCAGAAAGAAAAGCGGCTCTTGCTGAAGTAAGAGCGGGTGAAGAAAAACTGGCTAAACTTGAAGAAAATACGGCTCGTAGAAAACTACAGGCTATCAAAGATGAAATTAAACTCAAAGGTGCGAGTGAAGAAAGATTAAACGCTCAGGCTCAGGCTGAAATAGCATTGAACCAAGCACAGGAAAATACCGCAGCGGTAACAAGGAAACTTAACAAACAGGATGAGCAGTTAGATAGGGAAGCAGAACAAAGACAAAAAGAACTGGCTGAAAAAAGAAAACAAAGAGTAGAGGAAAGAAAGAAACAGGCTGAAGAGGCTGCGTCTTTTGAAAAGGCTTTAGATTTAGCAGTAATCACAGACAAGTTTCAAAGAGACCAACAGATATTGGCTAATGAAAAAGCGGCACAACAAAAACAATTAAGTCAGTTAAAAGTTACCGCAGATAAAAGGGCTGAATTACAACTACAAATAGAACAGGTTTATCAAAACAAACTGAAGGAATTACAAGATGCTAAAAAGGCTGAAGATGATAAAAAGGCTGAAGAAGACAAGAAAAAAGAACAGGAAAAAACTGCTGAAAAAATTGACGCAAGAAAAAGAGAATTAGATGCCTTACTTCAATTATCAAGTGAAAAAGGTATAGAGGGTTTAGAAGATACAAAAAGATACCTTGATGAGTTAATGGCTATTGAATTGTCTGCGGCTAATATAAGTGAGGCTGAAAAACAGGTAATAAGGGACAAATACAATAAAGCAGAAATAGATGCGGAGAAAAAGGTTTTTGATGAAAAAAAGGCACTTAATCGTAAACTTATAGATGAAGAAATTAAGATGGTTCAAGCGGCTGCTCAAGGAGCCAGTGATTTAGCAGTAATTTTTGGAGCAGAAACCGAGGCGGGTAAAGCAGCCGCAACGGCTGCTGCCATCCTTAACACCTATGCTGGTGCGGCTAAGGCTCTTAATGATGAAACAATCCCCAATACTTTCTTGCGTATTGTAGCCGCAGGTGCGGTCATCGCAACTGGTCTAAAGCAGGTCGCTACTATTAATAAAGTTTCCACATCAATACCTACACCAAATATCAGTAGAAAACTTGCTTCAGGGGGTTATGTATCAGGTAATGGTAGTGATACAAGTGATAGTATCACAGCGTCTTTATCCAATGGTGAATTTGTAATGAATAGTCAATCCACAAGTTTGTTCCGTCCTTTACTTGAAACTATGAACCAACAGGGTAGACAATTTTCAACAGCATCTACAGGGGTTCAGGGAATATCTACTATTGATGCGGCTATGATGGGTTCATTAGGTAGTATAGGTCAAACCCCCATTAAAACTTATGTTGTAGCCAGTGAGGTTACAACAGTCCAACAGATTGAAAGACAAAATATGTCAAGGTCTGTGATGTAAAATTTAGAAAAATAATATTTAGAATAAGATGCGTATTGTTGAACTTGTAATTGAAGATGAACAGGGATTTGTTGATGGGATAGCCCTTGTACAGAGACCCGCACACGAAAGTAATTGGTTGACCTTCGCAGAAGAGCAGTTGACTGAATATAGATACATTAATGAAGAATTAGGTAGTGAAAAAGGTGCTGAACTTGCGGAGTTACTTGTTCAAATTGGTGAACCTGAAGAAGACCTTTTAGACCAGGGATTTGAAATTTATAGGGTTGAAGAAATTGACCCAAAATATAGGTTCGCATCTGGTAAAGTTACAAAGTCAGTTCCAACAGAAAACGGACCTGTAAGAATTATTAGTGACCCTAACAACACAACTGCTGACCCAATACAGGGGGCTGTTGGTGTTGAATTAGTTAGATACAAATATGTCGGTCCAAGAGATAACAAAAACAGAGATTTTTGTAGAATAATGTTGGAAGAAAATAGGGTGTTTAGAAAAGAAGATATAGACCAAATGACTATTGAAACTGCTAACCCCCAATTTGGAAATTATGATATATTCACCTGGCGTGGTTCTTTTAATTGTAGACATAAGTTCGTTAAGGTAATATACAGACCTAAAGCAGGTGAAGGTATATTGAACGATGCGTCTGTTAGAAGGGGTAGAATTGGACAGGAAGAAATACCAACAGAAAGCACTACAACCATCGCAACGGCTAACGCACAAAATGTGGGTTATGTTAGAGAACAAATTAAAAGAAGATTAGCCAAAGGTATACCTGTTCCTGGTGTAACAATCAGTAGTGATGTTGATAACCTAACATCACAACAAGTTTTAGATATTGGATTACAACTTGGTATTACCTTATTATTCGCAGAGGTTGGTGAAAGGGGTGCTATCAAGGATAGTAAAAAGGCTCCAAAAAGTGATACTGCCAATAAGAGACCCACAGGTCAGGGTACTGCTCGTGGGGACGCATCGGGTAAAAGGGGTGCTGAAGTGAGTGAGGCTGTTGAAAACAACTTAAGAGAAAAAGTAAAAGAATTTAACGATAGATACGCTGATAAAGTGAAGTGGGGAAAACTTACTTTAGGAATGCTCAAGTCAGTTTTTTTAAGGGGTAAGGGAGCGTATAATGTTTCACACAGTCCTGTAGTAAAAAGTGCTGACCAATGGGCGTATGCCAGAGTCAACGCATTTATCCTATTATGGCGTTCGGGCAGACCTGGCAACGAGAAGTATGTAGGTGACAATGACCTATTACCAGCAGACCATCCAAAGTATACAACCAATTCTAAAATGGGTTTTGAAACCACAAGACAATATTGTTCAACTACACCTTGTGAACAAATGGGACAAGCACAAAAAAATTCCTGTAAGAAACAAGGGTTTAGAAATTGTTACAAGGCGGAGTTTGGTATACTTGATGTTATAGATGGTATTCCGTTGTTTGATAACTTACCAGACGCTCTTAAAATGGGTGAATTGATAGGTTGTGAAGGTTATCATACACACGACTACAACGGAGTAACAGGATATATGCCTTGTTTCACACACCCTGTAGATTTATCAATCAGTATTTCAGGTGTTGATGGTAATGGTAGTTCAGGTTGTGGATGTATGAGTGATGATGTTGAAGCAGAATATTTTGTTGACTACCCTTTTGATGAGTGTCTAAAAGACCAAATTAAAAGATATGGTTCAAAGGAGATAGCCCAAAAAGTATGTGGGAAAATAAAAGCGTTATATGGTTCTAAATTAGAGTTTGAAACTTATGATGACTACCCCCAATATATTGTAGAAAATGCTAAAAAGGCTTTGAAGTATATTGAAGAAACAGGAAACCCACAGGATTGTTTAACCCCCGTTGGAAGACGAAGGGTTAGTGATTTAGCATCGGGTAAACCCATATCAGGGGACATACTTAAAAGGATGAAAGCCTACGCTGACAGACACAAAAAAGATTTGTTAGCATCAAAAAGTTTTGATGACGGGTGTGGACTGCTCGCTTGGTATTCTTGGGGATTAGATGAAACAGGAAGGGTTGAAGAATACCTTGAAAGAAAATTAAAACAAATTGAAGAAGAGTTTGAAATTCAGGTTTCAGGTTTATCCCCTTATGTAGACCAAACAGGGTTGGAAAAAAAACCAACTATTGTAGAAAGGAAATTTAATTACGACTACGAAAAACAGGAAATAACAGGTGCGGCTATTATACCAAATAAGTTCATCTTACGAAGAGATGAAATGGGAAACCCCTACTATGTATATTTTAGTGAAGAAACAACAAAGAAATTAGCAGAGGGTTTTTTCAAACAAAAACAGGTATCCCTAAAAGAGGCTTTGAATATTGAACACACAGATGAAAAAGCAGAAGATGCTTTTATTGTGGAAAGTTGGATAGTCAATGACCCTGAAAAGGATAAGTCAAAATCTTTAGGTTTAGATTACCCTATTGGTACTTGGGTAATAACAGCCAAAATTGATAACCCCCAATTATGGAAAGACATTAAGAACGGAAAGTATAATGGTTTTTCAATTGAAGGTTATTTTTTAGAAAAAATAATATTTAATAATATAAACAAACAATAAACAAAAAAATTATTTATGACCCGTGAAGAAATAAAAAATAGAATTGCTAACCTGTTAGGTTTCAATTCTTACACATTTGGTTCATACAAAACGACTGAAGGAGTTGAATTGAAAATGGAAGGTGAATTAGAAATTAACCGTCCAATTTATGTAATCACGCCAGAAGGCGAGTTACCAGCACCAGAGGGAGATTATGAATTAGAAAATGGTATGACCGCTAAAGTCAAAGAAGGTATGTTAGCAGAAATAATCCCTTCAATGAAAATAGAGGTTGAAGAAAACGAAGACGAAGTAGAACAGATGGCTTCCGCTACATTAGCAGATGGTACAAAAATCACCAATAAACAAGGTGATGCTATACCTTTTGAAGTAGGTCAGGTTCTATATGTTATCACTGATGAAGGACAAGAAATTTTAGCACCTATGGGGCAACACACTACCGATAGTGGTATCGTGTTGACTATCGCTGCTGAAGATGGAGTTATCACAGGATTAAAAAGACCTGATGAAGAAGGTGAAGGCTCATTATTTGAACAAGCAGAACATCCTGATACAGAAATGGGAAAAGACCCAGAAATGAAGATGGTTGATTTTGTGGAAGAGTTAATGGGGGCTTTAGAGAAAATGACTGAAGAGTTGAAGAAAATGAAAAGTAAGCAAGAAGAAATGGAAATGAAATTTTCTAAATTTTCTGCTCAACCAGCAGGTGAAAAAGTATACGAAAGAAAAAATCTTTCAGCAGTTTCAACTTTAGGTTTCAGTAAGGCTGAAGCAATCTTAAAATTAAGACAACAATATCAATAATAAAAAAAAACAACTAAATAAAACACCCAAAACAATATGGAAAAAAAATTAAAAAAACACGGCTTTTCTTTTGATTTGAGCGGGTTAAGCACCTATACTGATGAAGTAGGGGGTTTACTCCTTGCTGAAGCAATCACAAAGGCTAAAACCGTTGAACTTGGATTTGTTCAACAGGGTATTCAAGGAACACAGGCGATGAACTTATTGTCATCTACTTTGAATGTTCAAAATGGAACTTGCGGCTGGAATAGTTCAGGTTCAACAATTTTCACACAAAGAAATTTGGCTATCTGTCCGTTCAAGGTAAATGAGGCACTTTGTCCCCAAGACCTCGCGTCTTATTGGGCTGGTCAGTTCTTAAACAAAGGGTCTTACCACGAGGAAGTTCCCTTCGCTGAACAAATCGCATCACTTAAGGTGGAACAAATCAAACTTTTCGTGGACACGACGCTTTGGACCGCTTTACCAGCGTCTTCAGGTGGAACGGCTTGTTTCACAGGATACAAATACATCTTCAACAATGTATCAGGTAACACAGGTGTGAATATCGTTTCATCACCAACAACTGCTTTCACATCATCAAATATGTTACAAATTGTAGACGAGGTTATCGCTGCTGTACCTGAACCTATTCAGGAATACACTGACCTTCTTTGTATGATGAGCATCGCTAACTACAGAAAGTACACTGTAGGTCTTCGTCAGGCTAATTTCTTCCACTTTGGAACTGAAACTGCTGAAGCGGCTACAGAATTTATCACTTTCCACCCTGGTACTAACATCCGTGTGGTAGGTGTTCCTGGTATGGTTTCAACTAACCAAGTAGTAGTAGGTCCAGCAAGTGAACTTATCATCGGTGTAACTCTTTTGGAAGACACTGAAAGATTAGAAATGTTCTACTCAAAGGACTTTGATGAAGTTCGCATTCGTGCTAATTTCGGTTTCGGCGGAAATATTCCGTTCCCTGAAAACTGGGCTTCAAACGGATTGTCCTAATAAACTTTAACAAATATAATATACAAAGATGAGTAATTATTCAGCGTGTTTACAGACGGCATCCATCAATTTAGGATGTGCTTCAAATGTTGGAGGAATTGTTAAGGCTTACTTCGGTGGTAATATTACAGGTGTAACAACTAACTCCGCTGGTGCGGTTACAGGGGTTACTGGAACAGGTACTATCTACACCTACGAAGTACAAAAACAAACCTCGTCTTTGGCAGAAACTTTCAATAGTTCCCTTGAAAATGGGACAGTATTTTATCAACAGGACTTGACCCTTGTTTTCCACAAGATGGACCAAGACAAGAGAAACCAGTTGAAATTACTATCCGTTAATCGTGGATTGATTGGATTTGTTGAAGATAACAACGGAACAATTTTTATGTTAGGTGAGGACAGTATAATTGGAGGAGGTTACCTTTCTGCTGGTTCTGGCGCAAGCGGAACAGCATTTGGGGACAGTAACTCTTATTCTGTAACCTTGACATTTTTCAGTAGCGACCCTATGACTACTGTCAGTGGTTCATTAAGTTCAGTAGTATCTGGATTAAGTATTAACCCATAAAAACAACTTGAACAAAGTGGGGGGGAAACCCCCCATTTTTTAGCCTAAAAATCAATTATGCCAAAAAGAGGTATTGGAGCAAGAATAACTTGGGGACACCCACAAAAGGGTATCAAAAAATATACGCACGGACTTTTCAATGAAACACCTGAATTGTCTAAAGAAGATAGGATGCGTATCATCGCTGAAAAGATGAGACCCTATGATAGTGAAAAAGCACTTGAAAAAGTTAATTTCATCGCAGTTGGAGCACCCTTTCAGGCATTGACCCCAACACCTTCACCAAGTGGGGGTAATGTTAGTCCCACACCCACACCCACGAGTACTCCAACACCATCGGTTGGATTTAACTGTATTTGGAATACACAACAAAGTTTGTGGGAAAATAACAACAATGAATGGCAGGATTGTAACCCATTACCTACGCCCACACCTTCACCATCACCAAGTAGTTCGTCAACCACACCTACGCCCACCCCTACGCCAAGTTCAACACCATTACCTGGTTACGCAGAAGCGTTGACCTATATGGACGCAGTCCTTGCTGAGGGAGGTTATTTGGATGCGTCTATGAGTGCTGCTACGATACAATTATTTACTGACTTAAATAGTGATAATTCGTTTTCTAATTTAGATGTGTTCTATCCGTTTATGGGTTCAAATATAAATGCTTTCAAGGTAAATGGTAAAAATCCTGGTACTCACAATCTAACTTATTCAGGTGGTATCGCAATAAATCCATCAGGTATTACAGGTAATGATATTAACGGTTTCGCTGATACAAATTACAATGAAAACAACCACGCTCAGGTAAATAATTTACACATTGGTGTATATTGTAGAACAAACTTTGATGAAAGTGGATTTGATATGGGAGCGGTATCCACAGGTGTTGGAAATGATAGTAAAACATTATTAGGTCTTCGTGATGGTGATAACATATATGGTTCTGTTGAAATTTCAAATGTTACTACTGTTCCCTCACTCACGGCTAATACTGATAGCACTGGTCATTATATTATTTCAAGGACAGGTTCTACTTCTACAACCCTATTCAAAAATGGTTCAACATTAGATACTGATACTACTGTAAGCACAGGGGAAAAAGGAACAAGAAATTACTATATCTTGGCAAGAAACAACGCAGGAACTGCTGACCTATTCACAAAACGACAACTTACATTTGTCCATCTTGGTAAGGGTCTTACGACAACAGAAGCATCTAACCTTTCAACACACATTAACACTTTCTTAACAAGCCTAAACAGAAACACATATTAATATGGAAGTAGGATTATTAACACAAGAACAAAAAGATTTATTAGTTGGAAACTGGTTACGACCTGATTGGTATTTTAATCCAGTACAAGATGGGGAAACACCCCCAAATTGGATTATTTCAACTATTGAAATGTATGAGAATACTAACCCCGATTTTAGTTGGGTAAGTGAATTACCTATTATTGAATATGTAAAACCAAGACCTGAAAGTCATTTTGACCAGTTCTTCCTTAAATAATATCTAAATAAAAAAAACATAACAATGTCTTCATTAACATCCACACAAATTAACAACACATATCCTTCTTTGTTGAAACTTTCAACATCAACAACGGGTATAACCAGCACCCTTCAATCCGTTGAAGATGGATTAGGGGGAGATACTGGTCTAAAAATAAAACAGGACTACATCGGTGGTTCTTCACTACTTCCTTTCAAGAAACAGGATACTCAATATACTATGGGTTATGGAACGGGAACTATTACTAGTGGTGGTGGAACTGCTTTTCCTGCTGGTTCACATAATTTAACTTTCGGTATGTTTTACTATGACAGAGGGGATATATCTTATTCCGCATTTTCATATACCATAGGAACAACAACATCAACAAATGATGTTATTGAAATGGGTCTTTATACAACTGATTATAGTCCATACGGTTTAGTTCCAAAAGACCAACTTATTTCTTGGACATTGAGTGGTAGTGAACTTAACGCAACATTTCAAAAAAAGGTTTTACCATCAAATGTAACTTTAGAGGAAGGTGGAATTTACTATGTGATGTATGTAATAACAAACCCAACACTTGTAACCCCTACAGTTAGATTTAGAAACACTGGTACCTCTCAAATTGGTTTTTTAAGTGCTATTTTTGCTGGTTGGGCTTTAGATACTACAAACAATGGTTATTTGAACAGTATCAAAGGACCAACATCTTTATCACAAGGTAATGTGTATTTTCAGGGAATATCAGGACCACTTCCAAGTTCATATAGTGCGGCAAGTTTTAATGGAACTATAGCGACAAGCGGTGCCCCTACTATTGGTTTTGTTTTTAACCCTGCTTATATCTAAAATCAAATGTTATACATTAAGAGGGGACAAACCAATAATATGGTTGTGAGTGTTTCACAACACAAAACGCTTGCTAACCCCTTTTATTTATTTTCATTTCAAAATATTTTGTCTAATACCTTTGTAAGGTTTTATCCACAAAATACTTCCACAAATACAGACAGGTATGACCAGTTCACCTTTGTGGAAACAGCCACCCCACTATCGGGTCAAACACCACCACAAGAAACTTTTGAATACGAGGGACAATACTATTATTCAATTTATGAAATGGTTAGTTCAGCAACGACAAATCCCCAATATGCTACGAGTAAATTAGAAGAGGGTAGAGCATTTGTTTCGGGTCAAACAGTCGGTAGTTTTTACCCTGATACTTTTATCAGTGACAATGAAATTAATGAAAACTATATCTTCTTAAGTGACCCTGAAGAGCGTTTGTTTGTAACCCCATCAGTAACCCCTTCACCAACCCCCACGCCTTCTATAACCCCGACAATAACAAGTACACCCACAACCACTCCAAGCCACACACCAACAACAACACCAACAACAACCTTGACAAGCACCCCAACACATACACCAACACCTTCACCTACCACACCAGTTTCATTACTTACTTTCAATGTTTTTTCAGGTCAAAGTCAGTATTTGGCTTGTAATAGTGGAACATCTGTTACAATATACGCACAAGATTTAGGTAACTGTGGGGGTTGTGCTCCACTGACCTGTTGGGCTTGTCTTACAACAAGTCAATTTGTTTACGCTAATTCAGGTTTGACTGAATATGTGACTGATGGTTTCTATATGAATTATATGAGCCCACCTTCAAGTAACCCTGGTATTTGGAGAATATATGACAGTAAACCACAGGGTGGTGGATTTGCTGGTGGTTGTGTTCCGTCGCCTTCACCAACTCCTTCATCACCTGCTAACCATCCATACTCTTGGACAGGTTATGTTTCACCAGACAGTTATTGTGAGGCCTTCAGTGGAACAAATAGGTCTGTTGTAACCCTTTATGGTAATGACAGTTGCTTTGATAACAATCTCGTTTTCTTTGATAGTCCTTCAGGTGGTAATTCAACTAACTTGTTTGGAAACTACGCATTTCAGGGATGTGGTGGTGGTAACCCTTGGCTTGGTATGATAGCAGATTATGACGGTAGGGTTCAGGTATATGCGTTAATTAGTGCTTTTTGTTAAGTGTAAAAGTCAAAGAAATAATATTTAGAAATAGATGAGTACAGAAATAAAAAGTTTCCAATTTGAGACAGTTCAATTACCTACTTTTGAAGAAATAATTAAAAGTAGAGATTGGGTATTTTTTGGTGGGGATAACTTATGGCCTCAACATAGTGTTCAATTATACAATTATTCAAGTATCAACAGAGCCTGTATAAACGCTAAAAGAGATGCGGTATGGGGAAAACAACTTTTGGTTGACGGTGTTGATGCTAATTTGGTGATGGCTAATTCAAGTCAAACCTTAAGAGAAGTATACAACAAAGCCGCTATGGATTTGGTATTACACAATGGATTTTCATTGAATACCGTATTAAGACAAGACAGGGAAGGTATTAGTGAATTTTACCACATTGACTTTACCAAAATTAGAAGTGGTAAGACAGACATTTTTGACCTTGTAAAAGATTTTTATTATTGTACTGATTGGAGTAACATTAGATTATACAAGCCAAGGATTTTACCAGCCTTTAATCTTAACGCTGAAGAACCATCACAAGTTTGGTATTACAAAAATTACCAACCCGCTCAAACTTACTATCCTATTAACGATTGGATTGGTGCCAGAGTTTCTTGTGAAATTGATATTAACATCAAAAACTTTCACCTACAAAACTTACAGAACGGATTTTTCGGTTCTGTATTAATCGCTATGAATAATGGTATTCCAAGTGAAGAAGAGCGTGAAATGATATACAGACATTTGGTTGACAAGTATGGTGGAAGTAACCACGCTGGTTCAATTTATTTGACCTTCAGTGATGATAAAGAACACGAGCCAACAATAACCCCCATTGGAATAAATAATAGTGATACTTTTTATTCTGTATTAGATGAACAGATTAGAAATGTCGTGTTAACATCTCATAGGATAACCAGCCCAAAATTAGTCGGTATTGAGACGCCAGGACAATTAGGCAGTAAAGATGAAATTATGGAAGGTTGGGCACACTTTTTAGCAACGGTTATTGTTCCACTACAGGAACAGATTATTGTAGAGTTTGAAAAGATATTATTTTTAAGGGATAAAAGACCCCATAAAATTACTGTTGTTCAAAACGACATTTTATTACCAGGAGAATAATGGGAGTTTTACTTGTATCATCCGCCAAATTAAAAGCGTTCAGTCAGGTTAACGACAATGTAGATGATGCCCTGCTTTTGAGCAGCATTCAGGTTAGTCAGGACATAGGCTTGCAAACTCTACTCTCAACGACCTTCTACCAACATATCTTAAATGCGGTTCAAACAAACACACTGACAAACGCTGAAGATACATTGTTACAAGATTACATACAACCTTACTTATTGTGGAGAAGTGTTTGGGAAGCACTACCTACCATCTTTATGCGTATAATGAATAAGTCAGTTATAGTTGGACAAACAGAACAGGGAAACCCTATAGACCAAAGACAACTTACTTATTTAAGAAATGTTCATCAGGATAGATGGGGTTTTTACGCACAAAGATTGATGGATTATATTAAAAATAATCCTGCTGATTTTCCATTATATTTTTCTTGGAACAGCACAGACGGAATGCCCCCATCCAAAGAAAACTATTTTGGTGGTATTCATATCAGTCCTGGTAGAAGAAGATTACCGCCAGTTGGTGTTAGAGGTTGGGCTGACCCTACAGGTCCTAACTGTTGTAGTGACGATGTAAGTTATTAAAGTATGGATTTGATAGAAACAATTATTTTAGGATTAGTAAGTAGTGTCACGGGTTTTGTGACTTACTTTGTTGGATATAATAGAAGTAAGAAAGAAACTGAAACGGTACATCTTGACAACTTACAAAAAAGTATTGAAATTTATCAAACAATTATAGAGGACTTAAAAAAGGAATTGACTGACCTAAATGGTAAGGTTGATAGTTTAAGTAAAAAAGTTGATGAATTGTTACTTGAAAACCACAATCTTAAATTAACCATTAGTAAAACCACTCGTGCCAATACCAAAACCAAAACCGACTGAAGACCAAAGAAGGTTTATTTCCCGCTGTATCAAAGAAATTCACAAGGAATATGATAGAGCACAAACAATAGCAATTTGTTATACTAATTGGAGGGAAAGAAATAAGAAATAACCCCCTTTATTTCAATTCTAAAGGACTTAAATGTCCCTACCATATCTTTCCTTCACCCGCTCCCTGAACTGTTCGTATACGGGTTTTTCAATATCATACCCAAGTTCGTGTAATATAAGTTTTGAATATGCTTCAAAGTGAGCATCTTGTGGCAACCAAGTACCGTTGTTTCTTAATTCCAAACAGGGTAAACATCTTTTTGTTATACCTTTAGCATTTTCCTTAAATTCCTGTTCTGGTTTTAGTTCACCACAGGTTATACAAATACGATAGTTCATCTTTTTTTTAGTTTAGATATATTTATTAAATAGGGGGGTAAGGTTATTTATTCTATTCTTATTGGTTTTCTTTTCAGTGAGCCCCCCTTTTATTAAGTTATGACATTACTACCAGAATATCTACAATTAAAAGGTCCTTTACAAATAAGGAAAAAACCAAATAATCCTAATATTCTTAATTTGTATAAGTGGTATGATGAAAATAGTCACTTACCTTTATTCCAATACTACGATGTGTTTTTAGTGGGTTCTATGTTACAAGATATAGATTACCCCAACGACATAGATATAATCGTTCAGGGGTCAAATAAATACCCAAATTACATATACCTTGACCTTGTTGAAGCAGCCAAGATTGGTATGATAGATTATGGACTACCATTGGATATTCTTTATTGTCCTGATATAAGTTTTTTTGACCTTGAAGTGATTAAAGAAAACCAAAGGGAATTTAAGGCTTATAGTTTTTATGACTTTGCCCAAATGTAGTCAAAGTCATAAAA